ACCATGTTTGGCGTCAAATATAGTAAAAGTATATCTTATATCCTATGTGTTTCCCCATTTTGAGCACCTGATTTATCAGATTTCTTATCTTATAAAGTAGGTAATCCTATGGGTACTAGGGCTTCATGAGCTCTAACCACATTATGCCATCACCTTATAATTTATTGATCATGTATTAATATTAATGTTGATTTTAATCATGCATCATATAAACTATTAGGAGACGATATAGTAATCTGAGATTATACACTTGCATTTGAATATTCTAGACTAATTAAGTCTATAGGTGTTGACATTTCTATTAATAAAACTTTAATCGGAAAATCTGGTTTTAGTTTTGCTAAAAGAATATTCACTACCTATGGAGAAATTTCTCCAATTAGTTATCGACTCTGAAAGCACTCCTTACATGATTTTTCATGTATGATTGAACTTGTAAAGCAGGTAACTGATAGATCTAATAGTATTGAATCTTCAGAAGCTAACATCCTCAAAAATCTAATGGATCTTTCAATATCCATTAATAAGTCTCCTAAGAGATTTATTAAGAAATATTGATTGAGAAATTATGATTTTTTGATTGATTTATCAGTTAAAAAAGTTTCTCTTTTTGATAAAGTACACCATATTATTGAAACATATGGGGGGCCAAATCTTAAAAGAACTTTACCATGGCACGTTATAGAGTTTTCAGTAAAGAAAATTTTATACTGTATCATGTTGGATAAATTGAATAAGGATGTAAAGAAGTTTAAAGGTCAAATCGAACTTAATGAAAGTTCACTTTCATTAAGTGAGATTGACCACAGTCGCCTTGAGATTCTTACCGCATTCGATTTAATCGACTTCGATGAGTTTCAAGATCTACTTCATATATCACTGCCTCACTTGAATGTCAATGAGTTTTTAATTGACAGACCAGTTAATTCATTGGTATGTGAAATAGCATCAGATTCAGTTTCTTATTCAAAATTATTAGATCATATTTCTGGTCTAAGAATTTTAAATTATAACAAGATAATTCGTGAGCTTGAAAAAGCGCTTGAGTTATCTCCCGAATCTGTCAAGGAGATTGAAATTTCTAAATTAATGATAGAAATTAAAGACGAGTTACTGTCTCATTTAGAACGACATATTGTTGAACTTAGAAATACAAGTCCACTCTGTGTTGTACCAGATAAGGCAATCGCTTTATATGTTCCATCATATTCAAATAACTCTTTAATCCGCGGAGTAAAGATTTAGATGACGGTGACTGTACATATA